TCTTGAGATTCTTATAGGGTCTTGAGATTCTTATAGGGTCTTGAGATTCTTATAGGGTCTTGAGATTCTTATAGGGTCTTGAGATTCTTATAGGGTCTTGAGAATTATATGGTCTTGAGAATTATATGGTCTTGAGATTCTTATAGGGTCTTGAGAATTATAAATATCTTATGCGGGATAGAACCCCGACACATAAAAGTTCTAATATTAACTTAGGAGACTTCTTATGGCTAAAATAGTAGATCGCAACGTAGAATATATGAAGGAAATGTGGGGAACCACATCTCTAGTCACTGACTATAATAAGAATCTAATTAGAGAAATTACTTATGATGACCTAATTGATAAAAATATAGTTACCGAAGATTCAGAAATTACTGAATCCGAATCATATAATGATTGGGATTATGGTATTGAGCCAAGAACCATTATAGATTGAGTATAAATAAAGATAGCTGAATCGTTGAATAAATGCCTATAGAACGGGTAAGTAAAAGCTTTAAGGATATTAGTATGTCGTTCCAGGTTAATCCCCTTAATTACGACTTAGTAGATCTAAAAAACGAAGCCGCTATTTCCCGTTCTATTCGTAATTTAGTTTATACTATTACTGGAGAAAGATTCTTTAATAGCAATCTTGGGTCTAAAATCTCCCAATCATTATTTGAAAATATTGACGATATTTCGTCTTCTGTTCTTAAAGATGAAATAGAAAATGTTATTAATAATTATGAACCAAGAGTTAAGTTAATTAAAGTTGAAGTAAGTCCTAATTATGATGAATATACGTTTGATGTTTATATCCAATATAATATCATCGGTATTGATGTATTGCCTCAGCAGTTATCATTCGCACTGCAATCAACACGTTAAATGTCACTCGTAAACTTCACCAATTTAGACTACGACCAAATAAAAATTTCGATAAAAGATTATCTTAGATCGAATTCAAATTTTACTGACTATGATTTTGCAGGATCTAATCTATCAGTAATTATTGATACTTTGGCATATAATACGTACATTACATCTTATAATGCCAATATGGTGGCTAATGAGGTGTTTATTGATAGTGCAACACTCAGAGAGAATGTAGTTTCACTTGCTAAGAATATTGGATATGTTCCACAATCCAGAAGAGCAGCTAGATCAAATATAAGTTTTTTTGTTGACACCACAGAATTTGTTACTAAACCAGTAACAATAACATTAAAAGCTGGTATAGTGGCAACTACTGCTAGCACATTTGGTAATCAAAGCTTTACATTTATTATTCCATCTGATATCACAGCATCAGTTAATAGTGATGGATTGGCATATTTTAATAATATAGACATATACGAAGGAACATTCATAACCACAAATTTTACTGCGAGTTCTAATAATCCAAATCAACGATTTATTTTAGAAAACATAGGAATAGATACCTCTTTAATTTCTGTATCCATTAGAGCCAACTTATATTCATCTGTATCAGTAAAATATAACCAGGCTGATAGTTTATTTGATGTTAACTCAAGTTCTACTATATTTTTTGTTCAAGAGATTCCAGACGAAAAATATGAAATAATATTTGGAGATAATGTATTTGGTACGAAACCACAAGAAGGTAATTATATTACAGTTTCTTATCCCATAAGCAATGGAAGCAATGCTAATTCAATATCCTCATTTTCATTTAATGGTAGATTAGTAGATAATAATGATGTTGCTATTACTAGTGGAATGTCACTAATAACTACACATCAAAGTTCATATGGTGGAAGTAGTATTGAGGGAATTGATTCTATTCGTAAATATTCTTCTCAGATATTTGCTTCTCGCAATAGAGCAGTTACTACTAATGATTATGAGGCAATTATTCCTATAATTTATCCAGAAGCGGAATCTGTTGCGGCATTTGGTGGAGAAGATTTAATTCCTCCACAATATGGTAAAATCTTTATTAGTATCAAGCCACATAATGGAGTATTCCTCTCCAATTCGATTAAAGACAACATAAAGAGGAATCTTAAAAAATATTCTGTTGCCGGAATAGTTCCAGTAATTACAGATTTAAAATATCTATATCTAGAAATCAATTCAAGCGTTTATTATAATAATAATCTAACTTCATCTACAAATAAATTAAAAACATCCACATTATCAAATATAGAAAAATATTCAAGATCAACAGAATTAAATACATTTGGATCCAGATTCAAATATAGTAAATTCATTAAACTTATAGATGATAGTGATATTGCGATAACTTCTAATATTACTAAAATTAATATGAGAAGAGATTTAAGTGTATTAACTAATACATTTGCTAGTTATGAAATTTGTTTCGGCAATGAATTTCATATTAAAGATATGAGTGGATATAATATAAAATCCTCTGGATTTACAATCAGTGGAGTATCGGATGTTGTGTATCTATCAGATATTCCAAACACAAATAAAAAAACAGGAAAACTATTTCTATTTAAATTAAACTCCGAAACTCAACCAATAGTAGTTCGTAATTCTATCGGAATTATTGATTATACCAAAGGAGAAGTGATATTGAACCCAATAAACATTATTTCTACCGTGGTAAATAGTGGTGTACCAATTATTGAAATATCCGCAACACCACAATCTAATGATGTAATTGGATTACAGGATTTATATTTACAATTAGATATGAATAATATTGATGTGAATATGATTTCAGATCGTATATCATCAGGTGAAGATATTTCCGGAACATCTTATACGGTATCATCTAGCTATTCTAACGGAGTATTGGTGAGATAGGAATGATTGAAAATAGAGTAAAAATACAAAATATTGTAGAGAATCAACTTCCAATATTTGTAAGAGAAGAATTTCCACTGGTTGTTGAATTTTTAAAACAATACTACGTTTCCCAGGAATTTCAAGGGAGTGCGGCGGATCTTATTCAAAATATAGACAAATATCTAAAACTAGAAACAATAAATGAAGTTGTAGAATCTAGTGTATTATTGAATGATTTAGATTCGTTTGAAACTTCAATTACATTATCAGACACAAACTTTGTTAATTCATTACCACAAAACTATGGATTATTAAGAATTGATGATGAGATAATTACATATGTCAGTAAAACTGGATTAACATTAAACGAATGTGTAAGAGGATTCAGTGGAGTAACTTCTCTCTATGGTCCCAATACACCAGATGAGTTAGTTTTCACTAGTTCAGTTGCGTCTGACCATACCTCAGGAACATTAATATACAATTTATCTATTCTATTTCTTAAGGAATTTCTAAAGAAAATAAAAAAACAACTTATTCCTGGTTTTGATGACAGACCATTATATAATAATCTAAATCAACAATTATTCATTACCCAATCAAAAGATTTCTATAATTCTAAAGGAACAGATAATTCATTTAAGATTTTATTTAAAGCATTATATGGTGAAGAAGTAGAAATTATAAAACCAAAAGATAATCTCTTCAGACCATCAGATGCGGAATATAGAATAACAAAAGATATTGTAGTTGAGGAAATAAGTGGAAATCCATTAAATCTTATTAATAAAACTATATTTCAAGATGTCAATGAAAATTATAATATACCATCCGCTAGAGGTTCAGTAACAAATGTAGAAAAAATTTATACAGAAGGAAAAACTTATTATAAATTAAGTTTAGATTATGATTATAATAAGGATATTAATGTTAGTGGAAGTATATTATCCGATTTTTCAGTACACCCCAAAACAAAATTATTAAACTCCGCTTTTAGTGGTTTCACTACTTTAGATGTAGATTCAACTATTGGATTTCCAAATTCCGGTGAATTAATTACATTAGATGGACAAATTTTAACTTACACTGATAAATCAATAAATCAATTTTACAATGTTGATGGAATTACCAGTACAATTTTTGATACTGAAGAGATTAGATTAAATGTATTTGCTTATGGATATGAGGACAATTCAACAAGTTTAATAACAATAAGAATCAATTCAGTTCTTGAGAAGTTAAAAACATATCAGGATACATATCTATATTCTAAGAACGATACTATACGAATTCGTTCATTGGGTAAATTAGCAGACGATGTAATAACAAATAGTCTAATTTATAATACTAAGGTATATTATAATGTCAGAACATTTAGTGTATCTGATTTATCTGAATTAAAATATAATTTAATAACATATGATAATATTTTATTTCGTATTGGAGATAGTGTAACATTAACTGGTAGTGATGCATCTACAATAAATGGTATCGTAGAATCTATAATAACAAATAAGTCTTTCACTATAAAAACTGCATCGCCATTAAATTTAACTGTATATTATGTAATAGAGAGAAACATACTAAAAGTAAAATCAATATATTCTAATTTAGAGAAATACAATGCCAATATTCAGAATTCATATGTAAAATTTACTAATGATGTTCTAATTACATCTTCATCATTACCAAATTATCCAGATCAACCATTAAATGCATACTCCAAATTCATTATATTATCTGGAGATTATGATAATCAATTAATTACATTAAGTACATCCAAAGACCATGGTTTTTATACTGGAGATTCAATATACTATAATCAAAAGATTTATAATTCTTCTAATTTATTAAGTGGATTATACTTCATATACAGAGTAGATGCAACAACAATTAAATTAGCAACAAGTAAATATAATCTTTTAATAAAAGAATTTATAACTGTCTCTGGAAAAATAGAAAATGATGAAATAACATACTTTGATTTTCATAATAGAACAGTAAATGCCCAAAATATAGTAAGAGAAATTCTTCCACCAAATACTCTTAGTGGCACTTTTAATACTGTTCCGGGACCTGTTGGGATTTTAATTAATGGTGTGGAGATACTTAATTATAAATCTACGGATTTTGTATCTTATGGTGGAATAGATGATATTCAAATCACATCACCTGGATATGATTATGATGTAATTAATCCACCACTAATCAATATTTCAGATCCAATTGGTACTGGGGCAACTGGAACCTGTGCTGTAATTGGTCAATTGAAAAGAATTAATATTATTGATTCTGGTTTTGATTATACACATACTCCAATTATTACCATTACTGGCGGAAATGGTATTGGTGCAAAGGCAGAAGTAAATATGACTAAAATAGATCATATTGTACCTTTTAATGCAGAATCAACATATACAAGTGTTAATTTAGTTACAAACACTATCGGATTCTCCACTTATCATAAATTTAGAGACAATGAGAGTGTAGTATATCAAACTGATAATCAAAATGGAATATCTGGACTAACAACAGATGCGAATTATTATGTTTATATAATTGATTCATTTAGAATTACTTTACATAATACTAAATCAGATTCAATTACTGGCATTAATACAGTAAGCCTACAAACATATGGCTCTGGAATACATAATATAAAAGCAACAAATAAGAAGCAAATAATATCTAATATCGTAGTTACTAATTCTGGTGAAAATTATCAGAATAAAAAAAGAATAGCGCAATCTGTAGGAATTAATACATCATCAGATAAATTTACTATAAAAAATCACGGATATAATACTGGAGAAACTGTAGTATATTCATCAACTGGAAGTGTTATTGGTGGATTATCTACTACTACACAGTATTATGTCAATAAAATTGATAATGATACATTCTCATTATATAATACAACTATTAATGAACCGATTGATATAACCTCCTTTGGTTCTGGAACACATTATTTCAATTATCCAAATATAATTGTTAATATATCTGGAGCAATTGGTGTTTCTACCAGAACTGGACAGGACTTTTCTGCTAAAATACAACCAATCTTTAGAGGTGGAATAGATTCTATTGATGTTACAAATTTTGGCGTTGGTTATGGGTCATCAGAAATTTTAAATTATGTTCGCAATCCCGAAATATCATTTATTAGTGGTAGTGATGCTGAAATTACTCCAATTATCAATAATGGAAAAATTTCCGAAATTCTTATTAGAAACTCCGGTTCAAATTATAACTCTCCACCAAATATTATAGTCACCGGATCCGGAAATTATCATAAATTAACTCCAATTATTCAAAATGGGAAATTAATATCCATTAATGTTGTTAATGGTGGAATTGGTTTCGGTAATGATACTGAAATTAAAGTGGTTTCTGCTGGTGTCGGATGTAATGTTAATACACAAATACAGACGTGGAATGTAGATTTATTTCATAAAAATTTAAATATTATTGAAAATGATGATGGTATTATTGAAAAATCATCTGTAAATGCGGATGAATTACAATATTTTCACCTATATCCACCAAGAATATTAAGAAAAAATATTTACGTAAAAAATCAAGATAATGTAACTTTATATGGTGTTCCAGACTTAAAAGTCGAAAATAATGAGGAAAATATCCCTCTAAATTCCTTCAAACATTCACCAATTATTGGATGGGCATATGATGGAAATCCAATTTATGGACCATATGGATATACTTCCAATTCTGGTGGGTTCACTAGATTAATGAAATCTGGATATGAATTAGTAAATAAAGATAATCGGCCTAGTGTTTCCGCATTTCCACAAGGATTTTTTATTAATGATTACGAATTTAAAGGAACTGGAGACCTAGATGAACATAATGGGAGATTTTGTTTAACTCCAGAATTTCCAAATGGGACATATGCATATTTCAATACAATAAACCCAAATTCCAACGATAGTGGAGGAACATTTAATCATTATAGAAGACCAGTATATCCATATGTGGTTGGAAATACATATAAATCCAAACCAAATGAGTTTAATTTTAAAAAAACTTCCAATCAAATAGATACAAATTTACAAAATACATCCTGGTTTAGAAATACTACACCATATAATATCAACAATGATAGTAGTGGATATAATTATATAATTAATTCAGATAAACAATATATTGATATCATAGCAACATCCACAGATGGTATTCAAAATATTGGTATAATAACTGGTGGAACTAACTATGTTATAAATGATCGTATCATCTTTGATAATTCTACTACCGGTGGAACTGGTGCCGCAGCTAAAGTATCTAAAATATTAGGGAAAACTGTTTCTCAAGTAAGTACAGCATCAACATCTATATTCAATATTGAATTAACTCCAGATACCACATCTAATCAATTTATTGGTTTTTCCTCATCTCCACACGAATTAAGTAATTTTGATTTAATCTCAATATCTGGATTAAGTACATCTGTATCAAAATTAAATGGAAATTATAAACTAGGAATTCGCAATGATAATTTTGTATTGTCCCTAGGAATTGGTAGTACTCCAGTAACAGGAATAGTTACATATTTTTATATTTCTGGTGCATTGGAATATCCATTTATTCGTGAAAATGATATATTACAAATTGAAGATGAGGATGTAAAAGTTCTCAATATTGACCAAAAAACATCTAGAATTAGAGTAGTAAGAGAACAGAATTCCACCATAGGATTGGCGCATTCATCATATACTATTTTATATGAAAATCCAAGAAAATTTAGATTTAATGTTGGGTATAATACAACCAGAAATTTCCCAATAAATAAAGAAATTTATTTTGACCCATCTGAATCTGTTGGAGTAGGAACAACTTCTGGAATTGGTATTGGAATAACAATTACCTTTACTAATCCTGGGGTTGGACCAACAAATATATTTGTTCCCACACAATCAATATATTTACCAAATCATAATATTAAAACTGGAGAAGAACTTCTATATTCAAATAATGGTGGTAATTCATTATTAGTCTCCAATACTGGAATATCAACATTTTATTTGGGTGATATAGTATATGCTACCGCTATATCTAAAGATTTCTTAGGAATATCCACAATAAAAGTTGGATTAGGAACTACTGGAACATATGTTGGAATTGGCATAACAGCTGGGATATTATATTTCCACGACAATGGTACTGGAGTATATCATAGTCTTAAAACATCAAATCCCAATGTAG